GCCGCCCTCACCGCCACCGCCCACGCCCTCGCCCTCTCCGCCGCCGCCGACGCCCTCGCCGCCTCCGCCGCCGACGCGGTGCGATCCGTAGTCATCTGCTTCCACTCAGCCCCAAAGCCGCCTTTGTCAGCCATAGGTTGCAAGGCGGGCAACACCGTGCCCCACATCCAGCCCTTAACCAGTTCAAGCCGTTCTTGTTCCATCTCTTGGCCAGTGCCCGCTGCGAGGGGCAGCAGGCTTTTCCAGCGGTCTGAGTTCCTCATCTCATCAGGCATGTAGTCCTGAGTTGCGATGATCCAGCGCCCGATGACCTCGGACATGCAATCAGGGATCTCGTCCGTGAGCTTGCCGCTTAGCGCGAGGTTTATCGCTGCGATGGAGCAGGCATTGTGCTCATCACCCAGGCCCGCTGGCAGGTGCATAGCGCGCAGCTTTTCAGCGATGGCGGTTTGTTGTTCAGCGGTGATGGTGTTCATTTCGTTTCTCCTTTCAACGAGGACATCAGTCCTCTTTCACTTGCCTGGACAAAATGTCCAGGCTTCGCAGGTTCACACACGCTACACAGCGTGCGCAGCAGTCGCTTCTCGCCCTACCATTTGCGGAACATGTGCAAGCGCAGGGTGCGCCTGCATCCGGGGCAGGTTGCCTGCACACCGAGGTGCAGGTAGCGGGTGTAATAAGGCGTGAGCATGACTTTTCCTTTCAGGGGTTACCCACCAAGATCTTCGGCGCGGCACGGAAGGTGACAACCTGCCTCGGTGGTATGGGCACGGACTCCCCCGTGCGGGGGTTGCGCCCAGGACGGGCGGCACGTGTGCGCACAGCGAACACGCCAAAGTTGGTGATCTTGACCTCTTGCCCCTCAGCCAAGGCACGGCGCATCGCCATGAAGAGGCGCTCCACAATCTCATCTGCCTCATCACGGCGCAAACCGTGGTGCTTGAACAGAAGATCCATCAGGTCGGACTTCGTCATGTCTTCTCCTTCTCTTGCCATGTGAGGAACCAGGGGTCACGGAAAAACCTGCGCCCGCGCAAGGGGCGGCACTGAATGTAGAGATCACGCAACGTGCGCTGAGTCTCGGGGAACACATAGGTCAGCGGGTCGGACTGCATCTCGTTGGGCATCACCGATGTGCCCACCCTGTTGTACGTGGCAACGTACCGCGCAATCATGTCCGACAGTACGTTGATGTACGCCTCAAAGAACGCAGCCCACCCGACGCAGTCAGGTGGAAGATTGCTGAGATTGCGGCGAGCCCAGTCCCGCTCGTTGCGTATGCGCGTACCGAGCGCCTTCTCCCACTGCTGCCTGCGCTTGCCAGAGTGAACAGCACGCTGCACCCCCGAGGTCTTGGTGCGGCGCACGAGCAAGTCGCGCTCATTCAAGCGCTCCACCACAAGGGGCGAGACGTTGAACTTGCCGTTCGCCACCGCAGCAAAGCGCTGCGCAGGGCGCATCGCACCCAGCGTGACCTCGTCACAAGCGTTGCAAGTGGCGTGAAGAATTCGCTTGGCTCCCCGCCATCGGCGGAAAAAGCGCAGCGCTTTGCGCGTGCCGCACACCGGGCACTCGCGGTCGATTTCGTCAGGCATAGGCAGTTCCTTGGGGTTGAAAGAGGACAAAGTCCCGCTGAAAGCGGGGCATCGGGCCGCTTTGGGCAAAAGCTGGCACCACTATTGGCGGGCCGAGCCAGTGGTTTGGACGCCGAAAAGTCCATGTAGTGTAAGACAAAAGAGCAAAGTTGGCCACGGGTCTTTGTTTTTTCGCACATTAAGAGCGCCAAAAGAGAAAGAGAAAAAGGCCAAAGGCCCGAGGTCCGCGTCTTGCGTGTGTCCACAAACCCAGGCACCTATACATACATAACTAAGACCAATGTCCATATATATATAAAAGTTCTTTTGTGGACAGCGCTTTTTTTGCGTCCAAACCACTGGCTCGGACGCCCGTGGCTTGGGGTTTGCGTCCAAAATGTCAAAGACTTGACACGCTAATGTGCCTTTTTATTTTTTGTGCAGCATCACGCACGCCGCCTTGATGGCGGACCACGCCTCTCGGTCTTCGGCCTTACGCAAGACCTCGGGCTTGCGGGTGGGCTTGGCCTGCTTACGCAGTTCGCGCTTGAAGGAACGCAATGCGTCCCTGTCGTGGTCCTTCATCATGACTTGGCTCCCTTCTTCGCAGCCCGCGCAGGGTTGCGCCGTTGGGGTACAGCCTCAGCCTTGTGGCTGACCTGCGGGAGCAGGCGCTTGATCTCCCGTGCAACCCACGCAGCCTTGACTTCTTTGATGAGGTTCATCTCTATCTCCTAGTTGAAAGAGGACTGGTGTCCCTGTTGAGTTCAGGCGCGTTCGCAGCGGATGCCGCCACGCGGCCCGAGGCTGAGCACGTAGTCGGGGTACTCGTCGATCTCGCTGCGCTTGGGGGCGATGTGGATCGTGCCCTCGATGGCCTGCCCGAAACGGGCAAGCCCTTCCGCAACATCGCGGAAGGTGTCCAGGGCATCGCTCTTGCGTGCGTAGCCGCACGCATCGTCGAGCGGATCCGCCCCGATGCAGAGGTAGTAAGGCATAGCTTTCTCCTTGAGGCACATCGTGCCTGTCTTATGAAGCGCGGCACATGCCGCGCCTAGTGCGAAGCGCACTCGCATGGGGTCATGCGACCCCATAGCGGCTACGCTCAAGCGATGCGCTTGGCCCCGTGCCACACGGTTACATCGGAGTAGCCTGGGGTGGACTCCAGACGACGGGCGTAACTCACGGCTTCACCCTCGGTGGCAAAGCGCCTGTCTCCACGGGCCTTCTGCCCGTCAAAGCCCGTCGCATAGGTGTAGATGACTTCGTACATGATCTCTCTCCTAGCACAGACAGCGCTCGACGAGCGCATGGCATCCGCACTGGCCTGGGCGAACCCAGGCCGCTACAGACGTAGCGGCAAAGAGGACTGGTGTCCCCTTTGAATTACGCGGCAAAGGCGGCGGCAAGCGCCTTGGACGCCAACGAGCGGGCTCCCTCGTACTCGCTCGCCAGCTTGGCAAGCTTGGCCGCTGCGGCCAAGAGTTCGGCAGGGATCTCGACGTCAACCTTCGGGGCTTGCTCGCCCATGAGGTCGGCCACCAGACGCTTGAGCGCCCGCGATGCGGCCTCAAAGGATGCGTGCTCACGATCCATGACTTGCTGCCCCTTGTTGCGATTGGACTCGCTGGTCACCAGCGGCACAGAGTAGAACGCTGCCACATGTGGCAGGAGGAGATCGCGCAGGGCATCGCGCCCCTTGGCCTGTGCGGCCTTGACTTCGGGCAGGGCCTTTAACCCGCTTACCGCCGTCCCGTAGGCATTGGCAGCGTTGAGTGCAGCGGAAACGAGTGACTTGATAGACATAACTGACTCCAAAGTGAAAGAGGACACTGTCCTCGTTGAAACGAACCAGACCCTATGCCTGATTCGTTGCACTCATTATAGCATATGGGGGTACTTCGTTTCCTTTCCTGCCCTGGCTCAGACCCACCGTACCGGGGGAGAGGCATATTGGTAGGTAAGGTGGCGTCGTGGTATGAACACTAACCCCCAACCACACTGCACATTTTGTCAAACGTATGTAAAACTCTTTACCAAGCAAAATACCGCGTATTTTTTCTGTCTAATTTTTTACAAAACCCCAGCTAATCTTGTCAAGTCTTTGACACGCACCCATAAAAAAGTGCCCCGGGTTTTACGCCGGGGCACTAAGCAGGTTTTGAACAGCCTGCCGAGGAGAAAGCAGCGAGTGCTTGCACCAGCACCCAAGTCAAGTATACACTCGCGCCAACTCGGGTGCAAGCCCTGCGCAATATGCTGGATCACCTCCTTGATTACTCACCGCCCGTTGGTTATGCCGAAGACGCAGTCCCGGTAGCCAAAGCACCGCCTGCCGACATCCTGTCAGCGCAAGTATCTACGAGCGACTTCCTTGCCTCGCTTGGGGCACCTACGGAGGAAGCTCTGGCCTCTTCTGCGGCGCGAGAAGCCTTCCAAGCGGTAGCCACCGCCCAGCCAGACGAGAAGCAGCGCGCTGCGCTCGTTGCGATCAAGACGCCCGCTGCGGTGCGGCACCTGACAGGGATGCTCACCGCCTACGATTGGGAGTTCGTGCAGCAGGCCAAGGAGATTCGTGGCTACGCGGTGTCAAAAATCCTCGAAGAGGTCGAACACCCTGACGCACGCATTCGCTTGCGCGCCCTGGAACTCCTGGGCCGCGTTACGGAGGTGGCGCTCTTCACCGACAGGGTCGAAGTGAAGAAAACGGAGCTTAAAGACAGCGAGCTTGATGACAAGATCAAGGAAAAGCTGGCGCGCTTCATGGGTGTCGTAGACGCCCATCCTACGGATGCCCTCCTCCTAGAGCGCACAGATGAAGCTGCCTGATTTCTTGACGCCGCAGGAAGCCACCGCCATCCAGGCGGCGTTGCCGACCATGTCCGTCAAGGAGAAGATGGAGCTTTTCGACCTTCTAGAAGAGCGCGAGCGGCGCGCCAAGCTTGCCGCAGCACAAACCTCCTTGCTGGGCTTCGCCCACATGCTCTACCCAGGCTTCAAGGAAGGCGCTCACCACCGGAAACTGGCCGAAATCTTTGAGGCGGTCGTCCGGGGCGAGAAAAGTCGCGTCATCATCAACATCGCGCCCCGTATGGGCAAGTCGGAGTTCAGTTCCTACCTGTTTCCATCCTACTTTTTGGGCAAATTCCCGCACAAAAAGGTCATCATGGGCACGCACACCGCGTCCCTATCGGAAGATTTTGGTCGGCGCATCAAGAATCTCATCTCTGGCGAAGAATTTGCCCCCGTTTTCCCTCAAACACGTGTGTCGGAAGACCAAAAAGCCGCAGGAAAGTGGTCTACCACCGCGGGCGGTCAGTATTACGCGGTCGGTGTCGGCGGTAGCATAGCCGGTCGCGGCGCGGACCTGTTCGTCATTGACGATCCGCACTCCGAACAAGACCTTAAAGGGGGCACTAGAACGCCATTTGATGCTGCATGGAACTGGTTTCAGACAGGTCCGCTACAGCGCTTGATGCCTGGAGGAGCCATCATCGTCATTATGACGCGTTGGTCCCAAATCGACCTCACGGGCATGTTGATAAACCACCAGATCAAGAATCCCGACGCCGACAAGTGGGAGATCGTGGAGCTTCCGGCCATCCTGCACGAGAACACGGATAAGGAGAAGTCCCTGTGGCCTGAGCAGTGGCCCCTGGAGCAGCTTCAGGCCAAGCGAGCGGGCATGGACCCGCGCTTCTGGCAGTCGCAGTACATGCAGAGCCCCACCTCCGAGGTGGCGGCGGTCATCAAGCGCGACATGTGGAAGATCTGGGAGCCGGAGAAGCCGCCCACCTGTGAGTTCATCATCCAGTCCTGGGATACCGCGCACGAGACCAAGACCTCCAGTGACTACAGCGCCTGCACAACGTGGGGCGTGTGGTTCAACGAGGAAGACAACGACAATTCGCACATCATCCTGCTGGACGCCATCAAGGGGCGCTGGTCGTTCCCTGACCTCAAGAAGCGCGCACTGGAGTACTACAACGAGTGGGAGCCCGATGCTTGCCTGATCGAGAAGAAAGCCGCAGGCGCTCCGCTCATCCAAGAGCTTCGGGCGATGGGCATCCCCATCGGAGAGTTCAGCCCCAGCCGGGGCAAGGCCGGTGCAAGCAACGACAAGACCGTGCGCCTGTCAGCCGTAGCGGACATGTTCGTCTCGGGCCGCGTGTGGGCT